AATTGTTTTTGTATTTTTTTTAATGCCCTTTGCTTGAAATGCTTCTCTAATTCTTACGCTTAAACGATCTTTCATTGCATACATAGGATCTAATTTGCGCCGAGCAGATATATAACTAGCCGAATTGATAGCTAGCTTTAACTTGTTTTTAGCCCTATATTCAGCCGCTTTTTGTAAGCGCTTCTCCTTGTGCTTTTGATACTGAAACTTATTTACCAACAATTTTCTTTGTTTATCACATTCAATGCATTGGCGATTACAAACCAAGCGCAAAGACAAATGCCCGTTTACACATTCACTTCCGTTAAAGTAATGTTTTAATCCATCGGCTCGCGCTTTAGAATACGAAACTATGTTCATAAATTACGAGCTTGATGAATCCGTGCTATGAGTTCTCGCACGACAGTCCTCTGCCCTTCAGCAAAGAATGCGTGCGATGGGTCGGTGCCTGGCACGGCAACAGGCACATCCACATACATTTGACGCAGCCAAGCAAGCAGCTTTTGGCCGTCCTCGGTGGCAAACACCCGCAGGCAAAGCCTAGCCAAGTCTTCCCGCTGCTGTTCTGGTGGCCGTATGTCAGCCGTTATTGCATCAAGTTCATCCCACGACATTAGGCCATACCTTCAGCGGCAGGCATCGCCCCAGCTTGTGCCTGCATGGCCATCGCCTGCGCCATTGCAGCCTCTTGCTGTTGCTGTTGCATGGTTTCCATCAGTACCGCACGCTCTGCTGCCGTATTGCGCACAGCAGCTGGTACACCCAGCTTGTCGCCAATGTAATCGACCACGGCATCAGTCTTGATTGCCAGTGCGCCGTCGGTGCCAAAGCCTTGCATCAGCTGAGTGTACTGGATGATGGCGTTGACCTCTTCCATGTTCTGCGCCATCGCAAGCGGAGCCACCGGCACCACCTTGGCCTCAAGGCCGTTGATGCGCAAAGGCATGTCGATCAGGCCGCGCTCATCCATCACCTCGAGGATCTTGGCCACCAGCGGGATCATTGTCTCGTTGATCAGGCGGCCAAATGCCGAGCCTAGATTCTGCGCGAGCTCCTTCATGCGCTCGACAATCTCGGTGGCCGACCGTGCCGACATGTTGTCCGGCGGCAGCGACTCATCCAGCAGAATGCGCTTGATGTTGGCCACTAGGTCGTTGATCACCAGCTGCGACACGTTGAAGTCACCCGAGCGGGGCAACGCCTGCAGTGCTGGGCCTTGTGGGCCACCATTGCGAGCCACAGGAATAATCGCACCAGGCACCAGCTTGACCGTATTCGGGTTTAGCACGCCATCGTCTGCCGCTGTATACACACCAGCAACAGCTAGGCTGGCATTCTTTAGCAGCAGTTCCTTGGTTTTGTTCAGCGTCTTGATGTCTGGCAGCGCAGTCATCAACGGGCCGCGGCCATAGATTTCGCCTGCGACCTTCATGTACCGAGAGATTACCCAGGGCGAAGTCTTGCGACGGCGATAGACCAGCTCGTCTTTGCCTTCCTTCCAGATAACGTGGTAACAGTAATCGCCGCGCTTGGCATCAAAGATTGTCGCCTCCAACAGCTCGACATCGTCGGTAGGCTTCTGCTCAATCAATCGCTGCAGCGTGTCCGGTATCTTCGCGTCTGGCCACTGGCGCTGGATCGATTCAGCCTTCATGCGCATCCGGCGGTAGACGTTATCCACCTGACCGTTTGCGCCTTCCTCGTAGCTGACCAGAAACAGCGGCACAGGCACAAAGTTGATCGGCGCAACATCGTCACCCGGCTGCACCATCATGCAAGCCGTGCCGACTGCAAGATCCAGCAGGAATTCACCGATAGCAATGTCAAAGTTGGATTGCTTCAGTACCGCAAACATTTGATCGCTGTAGACATCCAGCACTGCCTGCAGCTGCTGGCGGCGCTCTGTCGGTATCGACGGGCCAGGTTCCAGCCTGCACCACTTGCGCTGCGGTGGAAACACAACAGACTGCAGCCGGTTGGCAAAGCGCTGGGTCGAGTTGATAGCAGTCGAGTCAAACACCCGCGCCATCTTTTTGCTGCCGGTTGCACCACCTTCCCAAACGCCATAGAGCTGTCGCTGTGGCAAGGCAAACTCGTAGGCATCCTGGTACAGCTGCTGAAACTCATCCTTTTTGGTCTGAGCTGCAGCCTGCCGCTTGATGATCTCCTCGGGTTTTAGCCGCATCCCGCCGAGTGGTTCTTTGTATGCCATGATTATTCGTCCTTGTTTAGCTTGTACTTTTCCAGCAAGTTGCGACCTTTTGCTGCCAGCCTTGCTGCTGCACCTGCTGTGCGCGGCACCGGCTCGCCCCAAGCATTTGCTGCTAGCGCCAGCCTGGTCGGATCACCGTCATCATCAACCAGCGGCCCACTTGGGTTGGTGTAAAAGCGAGTCAGGAAAGATCCTTTGCGCCGTGCGCGTTCACCAGATGGTGAAGATTCTTTGACCCCAGGCTGCAGGTTCTTGCTTTCACCGGAGCGTTCAAACTTTCGCCTGCCAGCTTCGGTCAGTCCGCCTTCAGGGTCGCGCAGCTGTGGCATTTAGTCTTCCTCTTCCTCGAGCTCTGCCTCGTCCATCATTTCCTTCAGGCCGCGCATGGGCTTCTCTGGTTTTTTGGTGGACATGTACTTTGCAACCTTTTTGCGCAAAGCAGGTGGCAGCTTCGACAGCTCGACCTTCCCCTCCTCTTCGCTCTCATCCTCAATGCAAATTTCGATTTTCATTTGCTGCCTTTCGCTGCGATCATGTTGTCGATCAGGTTGGGATAGGGTCGGCCTGCTTTCTGAGCTCGACGCATCGCGCTGCGCTTCTCCGACTCGGATAGCTTTTGCGGCTTGCCTAAATCCTTCGGCCTTGGCTTATCCCATACCTCTTTCATCACTTACCTTTCTTGGCCATACCGGCCTCGGACATCGCAATCGCAACAGCCTGGTCGCGTGACTTGACCTTGTCACCGCTGGAAGATTTCAGTTTGCCTGCCTTGTACTCGCGCATGACCTTGGAAACCTTGCTCTTCATCTTGTCTTCTTTGTCGTAATGTCCTGGCATGGTCAAGTCTCCTGTAGCATTGGTCGGGTTGCGCGTCGGCTGACAGCGCCCAAGCGTGCAGCTTTGCGCTCGCTGACTTCACGTTGAAATGTTTTCTGCGTTTCTTCTCTTGAAGCCTGAAATTTAGACTGATCAAACGCAGCTATTTCTGGTTTTTGCGGAACAGATGGGGCAGAAGGCGCTGCCTCTGTAAACTTTTCTAGGGTTCTTCTTTTTCTTATTTCACCAAAACCACCATATTGATTTTGCGATACCTCATATCCCATATTGATCAAATCAATTGGCTTTAATCGTTTTTGAAATTGGGGAAAGTAGCCAGAAAAGTTTCTTCGCCAATCGTCGCCGAAACTCTCAGTCGTTTCACTGCGCGGCGCTGGTGAAATGTAATCGTATGGACGCTTTTGTATATCAGCCAGTTTTGTCTGATAGTCGGTAAGTCTTTGCCTATAAGCCGATACCTGCGATTCATAGTTTGGCATCAGTTCAGTCTGATACCGTTTCACCTCGAATTCATACGGTGCCATTTGCTCGGCAACCATCTTTTGGTAATCGGCATAACTCTTTTCATATTCGCCAGTCATCGACGCAATACTTTTTGAATACTGCTGCGCAAGACGTTCAATGTCTGACATCCTGCGCACCTTTGTGCGCTTTTGATAGAGTGTCTCTGCCATTATTGCAGCCTCATCCCTGGTGAAAACTCAGCCGATGTAATGCCCAGCTCTGGCGTTAGACGCTCTTGCGATAGCAGCGCTCTGCGGCCACCACGGGTGCGAGCTTTCAGCGCAGAGGCTTCAGATGCTGCAGCCTTGCGACGCTCTTCGTCAGCTGCAGCCTGCACTTCTTTGGCTTTCTTTTCCATCTCCAGTTTGTTTTCCTGGTACTGGAGTTGCTGCTGCTGGAATTGTTCTCTGGCCATTTGCGCTTGCTGTTCAAGCGACGCACCCTGCTTGGCGTACTCAGCAGTCTGCCGCGACATTTCCATGCGCATCGCAGCGGCATCAGCGGCTTGTTGTTGTAGTGCGGCAGCTTGCTGACGTTCAGCATCTCGACGCGCTTTGTTTGCTTCGTATCCTTGATAAACAGTTGAACCAAGAATCGCTAATGCTAGCCAAGGCACAGCCATGATTACCCCCTATTTACAGAATTACGTTGATTCTATTGGGTTTTCAAAAGGTTGCAACCATAAAGCTATATGAGAGATATACCTCATGCAAAAATATCGAAGTCCATCTTTGCCACGGTCATGCCGGGTGCTTTGCCGCCCAGGCTATGAACTCTTGTCATGCGGTTATATTCGCCGCCACCAAGCATCAGATACCCGAATGAATCGCCAATGTGCGAGTGTTCGTTCTTGTTGGGCGCATCTCGGAACCGCTCTTGCCCTGCACCGACCGCCACGCGCTTGAAGTGGTAGCCACCAGCTAGAGCCTTCCTCAGCAGCTTGCAGTTGCGGTTGACGATCAGCCCTGGCTTGCCGTCGATTAAGCGCTGCATGGGTGCAGCTGCAGACTCCCGGCGTACCTTGAAGTCGTTGCTGGCAGTGGGTTGAGCCTTCAGCCCCAGTGTGCGCAGGAAATCAAAGGCAGTTACCTCATAGATGGCATCACGCGCCATACCGGCAGGGTCGCCCCAAATCATGACCTGGTGCTGTGGATACCGCGCATTGAGTTCGGCCAGCAGTTGCATACCGAATCGCTCGAGCCCCATGTCAAACGTCACGATTTCATGGTGGATCACCCAGCGGCCATTAGGTAAACGCTGGCCAATGGTGGCAGCTGGAGTCAATCCGAAGTCGAGCCCGACCTGAATCGGCACATCAAGCGACAGATCGGTTTCACCCGACATGGTTGAATCGTCATATTCAGGCCAGACCGGTCGACCTTCTTGGACGTAGGTGTACAGACCGCCTGCGTAGCACTTGATCCAATCCAAGTTCTTACCCAGCAGCATTTGCTGGTAGTAGCCGCCGGGCAGGTTGTTGACGTTCTCGGCCTTGGGGTTGACCTTCCACCACTTGCCAGCAGCGAATATATGGTCGTTAGCTTCGGGATTGTCGGGCAGCTGGTCAGGATCGACCTCGATCACGCCACCAGGCTGCTGCCAAAACTTCCAAGCGTACTGGCCGGTCATCTTTTCCTTGACGGCCATGCGGTGCCACCAGTGATCGTCGTCTGTTGGGTTGGTATCCATCCAGATACCGTGCCATGTAGCGCCACCATCGCGCTTGGTTGGGTAGCGTCCGACCCGGTGGGTCAGGCCATCTATCACCGCCTTGGGCAGCTCTCGCGCTTCGTTGACCCACGCACCGGTCAATTCTAGCGACAGCAGCTTTCTAACGTCTTTTGGCTGGTCTAGCGCCAAGAAAATGACTTCCATATCGATGCCTGCGGCCTCACCGCGGGCTGGTAGCCGGATATGGTGGGTGATTGGTGGGGTGTGCATCATCGGCCCGAAGGTGGATTCGGGGAAAAGGTCGAGCCAGGTCTTAATCGTCGTGGTTTTCAGCATTGGGTAGCTGTTTCGCACCACCGCCCAGCGCGAATATCGGATGTTATCAATCGGGCTTGGCTTCTGTTGAATCGCCTTCTTGAAGATCTTTGCCGCGCAACCGTAGCTTTTGCCGGAGCCCACCGGCCCCATCACGCCCTGGACGAAGGCGTTGCTCTGGAAGAAGTCGTAGATCACCGGGCTCTCGCTGAAGTCGAACCTCAGACCCTCGCTCGATACCGTCTTGCTGGACTGCTCTTTCGTTTTTGACACGTTTCCTCCAAAGACTCATTATTGGCCAGACGTTGGCGCGACCACGTTGACATCAATCACGCTCGGCTTGTCGTTCTCGTCAGGGTTGTCCAGCAGGCCGGAAGCCTTGGCCAGTAACCGCAAGACACCGACCTTATCGTACAGCTCGATGTCCAAGAAACTGTTGCCTTCCTTGTCAGTTCTGACCGATACCTTCTTAATCGCCTGCAAGGCGTGTTCAGGGATCTGGTGAGCAGCCTTGACCTTGACCTGGCCGTCCTCATCCCAGGTCATGATGTCCGTGATCTTGGTATTGGCCATGCACAGCAAAGCGTAACTGACAGCCTCACGGTTCTGGATCAGGGTGTTTGAGCGCTCCAACCGACGCTGAATCGAGCGAGTACCACCCCAGTTGGTCAGGGGCGGTACTACGTTGGATTGTTTCTTGGCTGGCATCAGAAAGGTATCTCTTCGTCAGCCTGCGGC